GGCAGCTCCAAAAGAGCCATTAGGGTATAGTGACCACACACGCCCTAGTCAGTTCACAAACTGATCTATTTGTCGTGGTCTCAACGTTGTTGAGTTTAGACTCAATTAGGGTAAATCACCCCCACCATGGTATATAAACTCATGGGAGTAGAGCCGCCAAGCCCGGGTGATTGCCATCTTGCCTAAAAGCTTTTCCTTACTGTAACAACGTTGCTTTTCCCAGTGGTAGCAAATGGTCTAGGCTATCGGGATAAAATTATTCAAACCCATGAGCCGTACAGTAGTCTTCATACGCCACTGTCCAAGAACATCCAAAGCTGTGACACTCTCTGCGCTGGTGATAACTGCACCTTGTGTGGCGCGTTCTAGGTCATTAACCGCTGTAACAGACGTCGTATCGACGTCAAACATCTTTCGGCGTCGGGTAAGAGGTACATTATAAGTAAACCTCTCCCAAGCATTGAAAGATTTCATAGTGCGCATTCCTTTAGTATAAGCTACACTATTTGAAGAACCAGCGGCAACCCAAACATTTATCATCTCAGGGTTGTCAAGGAAAGCTACATAGATCCGACCTCCTGCGGCTGTTACACCAGGACCCATTGCGGGTAACCATTCGAAGGAAGCCTGAACATAGTAGTATTCGGAATAAAAAGAGTGCGGGCCACCAGAAGTCAAAGGTCCACCACTATTCCTACAGTCTATATATGTGACATTTTGTACAAGACTAGTAGCACTCGAAGTGAGCTGAGTGGAAATGGAACTCGAGTTGTAATCAAGCCCGTCGAAGTTGCTGATTGGACGTGGCACACGAGGCTGTGTACGGTCAAGAGGATTAATCCGACGCCTATTGGGCCGACCATTCCTACGTTTGCTTTTGTTATTTGTCATTGAAAAGTGTATATATTGCTGTAATAAGTTGGCGCTTATTCTCTCCCCAGACAGCTGTTCTAAAATAATCCTCAAGGAGGAGCTGCTCATCTGGAATCAATCCGGTTGATATGTAGAATGAAAGGCGACCTAGATTGTCGGGACTTTGGTGAGCACAAGTGGAATTACGACTAGATAGTCTGTACCACCTATACTCATCATCACTAGACTGGGAATGTTTGCCATCTAAGCCAAACCTAACCAACATGCGATAGAACTCGCCAAGAACAGGCACATCACCTGCTGTAGCGAGTCCACAAGTACCAACATCTTTGAGCCAAATCCGATAATCTCTTTCATTGTGACCCAATGTAACACAAGTCATGTCTTTAGATAAACATGTTTTAACATTGCGAACCATGCGCCATATGTTATTAACACACACAGGCTTGGTTTGGCAAAACTCAACTTGTTCGAGTTGGTAAACTGGGGTTTCACAAACAATCTTGAAGCCAAAGTCCTGAAAATAAGACTCTAGGCCTTCAAGCTTGGAGACATTCTTCTTATCAAGTATCAACAGGCAATCATCACCATTATTGACGAATTCAATGTGGAAACCAAGACTATCAATATAAGCTTTGGCCATGAGACACATGAGAATCTTGTTGCCAAGAGACGTGTTCATGTCGCCACTCATACGAGATCCATATTTCGTATAAGAAAAAGAGCCGTCACTAGCTATGGCAACACCATGGTTTACAAGTTGTTGTCGCAGCAGAAGCCGAAGCTTCTTGCTACGAAAAACAGAGTTGTACAATGTATGCTCAAATTTTAAAGCTTGAGTAGATACATGTTGATCAAACCTAGATGCGTCCATGCCAATGCAACAAGGGTTCTGAAATTTATCCCATTTATCAGATATAACCCGAGCTTGCTCATAAGCGTTGAATTCAGACATTATGGTAGGAGACTGGAATAACTTATTAATACTAGCATATACTTTCTTTTCAAAAGGACGGAGATAACAACCAATTTCAACGTTAAAACGAGGACTTCGTGGTTGAATAACACGAGGTGCCGGGTCGTTCTTAATACTAAAATTGAGTTTCTCAGCCTTAACAAAAGTCTTAAGCTTAGCGTCGCTGGGTCGGAGTGGTCGGTAGACCAACCCGTCAACTGCGCGTTGATAAATAAGTTTACGAGGTCCCTTGTAGAAATCCACAAATTGATCGTGGGTCACAGGGGATTGATAACCTAAATCATCACACAATTGGTCGCGGTACAACGCTAGCCGTGATTCGAATATACCTACAACAGGAGGAACAGGTTTTGTTCCTTTCGAATCAGTAAACAACACTCGCTCTCCAACTCCGCGGCAGAGATTGGCAATGGTGTTGTTATGAGTCTTCATTCTATGACCCGTAAGGAGGTGACTCATACTTAACATCTTACGTGTCTTCGGAACCCCAGAAAAACAGGGATCTATACCCGGGTATGTACCTGGAGTAGTATCATACCCATCCCCTTTCTGTGGGCACCACTAGGGAAGGGTGTTAGGACCACCCAAACTGTCCCTAGCGACGTCACGGTGTACGGAAACACGAGTGTGGTGCACTGCTAATGCTTCAAGTTCACTTCGACTTGGCACAAAAATCATCTCAACAGCAAAGTCGAGATTGGCGGCGATATGACGTTTCATGAGTCCATGACCCTCGCACTCATCGTACAAGAATTTCCGGACACATAATATATTTGCAGCATTTCTGTGAGGCGAACCGAATTTAGCTTTGCCAACCTGAACAAGATACGACCTGAAGAGCCCTCTTTTCTTAACAACACGGATCTTCTTATCAGAGAGTGATATGTTCTCAGCCACATCATCAATCTCTAAAGCTGAGTCTATGAGCTCAACTTCATTAAATGACTTTGTAGCCTTTTCAATGTACAACTCTCTGGTGGTCTTCTTTGTTAACCATTTTGACACAAGTGAGTAACCGACTTTCAAAACTATTGATCCAAGAATGAGATTGGAAGCTGAAGGTGAGTATTCCATGACAACTATTCTTAGTTAACG